GTTTAAAAGAAAAAGAATTACAAGGAGTGCTTGTGTATAGCAATAAGTATTTAAAGAGTTTAGGGCTATCCGAAGGCGACCTGGTGGGGTTTAAACCTAATTCTGAATACGAGTTTAATATAGATGGCCAAAAATTGTACAGAATTTTATCAAATTATATAAGCATAAATTATGGCGAGAAAACAAAGAATTATTGATGCTGCTGAAAAAGCTTTAGTAGAACTTGAAAAAGTTATTAGACAAGAAATAAATTTACAAGAATTAGATCCTGAAAAAGCTAAAATAGCAGCACAAGCAAAATGGGTTGCAATTGATGACTCATTAAAGATTGTAGAAAAAATTGAACAATTATCTGAAGATAAACAAGAAAAAAAATCTGAAAAGTTTTTAGGTGTAGAAGATAGAATTAAATAATGTACAAACAAAGTTTATATTCAATTCATACAGACCATTTAGACGATAAAAAAGTAAAAAATAAAAACAAACATAAAAAATACGATTACGGATATAATGAGGATTTAGATTGTGTAGTAATAAGTAAAGACGGTACTATAGGTAATATATATGAAATCCAAGGCCTAAAGATAGCAATACCTAAAATTCCTAATAAAGTATATGGATCTGAAATTAAAAAAGAAGATCAAGTATTTACACAAAGGGAAAGGCCTGAATCTTTAAATAGAATAAAAAGTATATATGATTTCAAGCTCAATAAAGAAAATGTTAAAGAAAAATATTATAAGTATATTAACGAAGAGTTTGATCGCCGTAATGATGGTTACTGGTTTATGTGTAACGGCACAAAAACCTACCTTACAGGATCGCACTATATGTATCTTAATTGGACAAAAATTGATGTGGGTGCACCCGACTTTAGACAAGCAAACAAAATATTCTTTTATTTTTGGGAAGCATGCAAAGCAGACCCTAGATGTTATGGAATGTGCTATCTCAAAAACAGACGGTCTGGTTTTTCCTTCATGGCAAGCTCAGAAGCAGTTAACATTGCAACGACTACTAAAGATTCAAGATTTGGTGTGTTGTCAAAGACAGGGGCAGATGCTAAAAAAATGTTTACTGATAAGATTGTACCAATATCCACAAATTACCCGTTCTTTTTCAAGCCAATACAAGATGGGATGGAAAGACCAAAAACAGAAATCTCTTATAAAGTACCATCAAGAAAGCTTACAAGGAATTCACTTAAAAGCACAGACACAGAAGAGGTTGAAATTGGGAAAGGGCTTGACACTACTATTGACTGGAAAAACACCGGGGACAACTCCTATGATGGAGAAAAACTTAAACTCTTGGTACATGATGAATCAGGGAAGTGGGAGCGTCCGGATAATATTTTAAATAACTGGAGAGTAACTAAAACATGCTTGCGATTAGGTTCAAAAATTGTAGGTAAGTGTATGATGGGATCAACGTCTAACGCTTTGAATAAAGGTGGAGATAATTTTAAAAAACTTTACTATGACTCAGACGTTACAAAAAGAAATCGCAATGGTCAGACTTCAAGCGGATTATATGCTTTGTTCTTACCTATGGAATGGGGCTACGAAGGATTTATTGACAAGTATGGTTATCCTGTCTTCAATAGCCCACAGGAAGCGATTAAAGGAATTGATGGTGAAAAAATATACACAGGAGTTATTGAGCATTGGGAAAACGAGGTTGAAGGTTTAAAAAATGATTCTGATAGTTTAAACGAATATTATAGACAATTTCCTCGTTCAGAAAAGCATGCATTTAGAGATGAAACATTAAATTCATTATTTAATCTTACTAAGATATATGAGCAAATAGATTTTAATGAAGAGATGACGTCTAAGGGACATGTTACACAAGGTAATTTTAGTTGGGAAAAAGGTATTAAAGATTCAAAAGCAATTTGGGTACCACAAAAAAAAGGCAGATTTAAATTAAGCTGGATTCCACCTAAGCATTTACAAAACAATATAATAGAAAAAAATGGTATAAAATATCCTGGTAATGATGGGTTAGGTGCTTTTGGTTGTGACTCATATGACATATCAGGAACAGTAGGAGGTGGTGGTTCAAACGGAGCACTGCATGGATTAACTACTTTTTCAATGGTTAGTGATGTACCTATTAATAAGTTTTTTTTAGAATACGTTGCAAGACCTCAAACCGCTGAAATATTTTTTGAAGATGTGTTAATGGCATGTTCGTTTTATGGAATGCCAATATTAGCTGAAAATAATAAACCAAGACTTTTATATTATTTTAAAAGAAGAGGCTATAGAGGGTTTTCAATGAACAGGCCTGACAAATTAAAATCTAATTTATCTAAAACAGAACTTGAATTAGGTGGTATACCTAATACATCTGAAGACATAAAACAAGCTCATGCTGCGGCTATAGAGTCATACATAGAAGAATATGTTGGCAAAAAAGAAAATAACCATGGTAATATGTATTTTCAAAGAACACTTGAAGATTGGGCGAAATTTGATATATTAAAAAGAACTGCATTTGATGCATCTATTAGCAGTGGATTAGCAATAATGGCATGCAGAAAACATATGTATAGACCAGCAATGGAAAAACAAACAAAAAAATTAGATTTTTCTTTTTCTAAATATAAGAATGAGGGATTAAGAAGCGAATTAATTAAATAAATATGGCAAAAACTACAGGGCAAGTTGCACAGTTTCCAAGCCAAGCTGTATCAGACTCAGAGAAAAAAACATCTGAGTATGGTTTAAAAGTGGCCAGGGCAATAGAACAAGACTGGTTTAATAAAGACCGAGGTAACGGCAGGTATTTCCAAGCTAGAGATGAATATCATAGATTACGACTTTATGCTAGAGGAGAACAATCAATAGGAAAATATAAAGATGAATTTGCTATAAACGGTGATTTATCTTATTTAAATCTTGATTGGAAACCTGTACCTATCATTCCTAAGTTTATAGACATAGTAGTTAATGGTATGCAAGACAGACTTTTTTCAGTAACAGCTTTTGCACAAGATACTATAGCTACTGGTAAAAGAACAAAATTTGTTGAAAATATACAAAGAGATTTAGCAGCAAAAGAAATATTAGCTCAACTAGAAGCTGAAGTTGGGGTTAATGCTCGAAATGTTCCTGAAAAAGATTTACCAGCAAATACAGAAGAACTTGAACTTTATATGCAATTAAATTATAAACAAGGAATTGAAATTGCACAAGAACAAGCTATTGATAATATATTTTTAAGAAATAAATATAATGAATTAAAAAGAAGATTAGATTACGATTTAGCTGTGTTAGGTATTTCAGCAGCAAAACATACGTTTAATAATACTGATGGGATTGTTTTAGATTATGTTGATCCAGCTAATTTAATTTGGTCTTATACTGAAGATCCTAATTTTGAAGATTGTTATTATTTTGGAGAAGTTAAAAAAATAAAAGTTAATGAATTAAAAAAACAATTTCCTAATTTAGATAATGAACAAATATATGAGTTAACTAAAAAAGGCTCTAATTATACATCTTATAATGATATAAGTGATTATAATAATAACTATGAAGATGACTATAATACTTTGACTGTATTATATTTTAATTGGAAAACATGGGAGAATGATGTATACAAAATAAAAGAAACTTCTTCCGGCGCAAGCAAAGCTATTGAAAAAGATGATTCTTTTGATCCACCAAAAGATAAAAGAACTAGATTTCAAAAAGTTGCACAAACCAGAGAAGTAGTATATGAAGGTGTATTTATTTTAGGAACAGATATTGTTTTAAAATGGGAAAAAGCAAATAATATGATTCGCCCAAAATCTAATGCCAATAAAGTTATAATGAATTATATTGTAAGTGCTCCAAGATTATATAAAGGCAATGTAACTTCTCTTGTTTCAAAAATGACTCCTTATGCGGATTTAATACAATTAACACATTTAAAGTTACAGCAAGCCATTCAAAGAATGACACCCTCTGGTGTATATATTGATGCTGATGGTTTAGCTGAAATAGATCTTGGTAATGGCACAAGTTATAATCCCCAAGAAGCTTTAAATATGTATTTTCAAACAGGTTCTATAATTGGTAGATCATTAACTGTTGATGGAGATCCTAATCAAGGTAAAGTTCCTATACAAGAATTACCCGGTGGAGGGGGTAATCAAATACAGGTTTTAATAGCAGCATATAACCAGTATCTACAAATGATACGTGATATTACCGGACTTAATGAAGCAAGAGATGGTTCTGATCCAGATCCAAAAGCTTTAGTAGGAGTACAAAAATTAGCGGCTGCAAATAGTAATACGGCAACAAGACATATATTACACAGTAGTATGTTTATTACCTTGTCGTTAGCTGAAGCAATTTCTTTAAGGTTTAAAGATGTTTTAAATTATCATCCTCAAAAAGAAGGGTTTATTTCTGCTTTAGGAAAATTTGCTGTAGGCTCTTTAGAAGAATTAAAAGATTTGCATTTACATGATTTTGGTATATTTTTAGAATTAGAACCAGATGAAGAAGAAAAAGCTTTATTAGAAAATAATATTCAAGTTGCTTTATCACAAGGAAGTATATTTTTAGAAGATGCAATTGATGTTAGAAATACACATAATACAAAGCTTGCTAATCAATTGTTAAAATTTAGAAGAATAAAAAAACAACAAGCTGACCAAGCACAAGCTCAAGCTGCTAGTGTAGCCCAAGCAGAAGCCCAAGGACAAGCTCAAATACAAATTGAACAAGCTAAAGCACAGGCTGAACAAATAAAAACAGAGTCTAAAATACAAATTCAAAGTACTACAGCGGAGCTTGACATAAAAAAATTAGAAGTTGAAGCACGAACTAAAAAACAATTAATGCAGTTTGAATTTGATTTAAATGTTAAATTAAAACAATTAGAATTAGAAGCACAAAAAGAATTAGTTGAAAAACAAAATAGAAGTAAAGAAAAAATTTCTATTAATAAAGTGCAGGGGCCACCCCGAACAGAAAAACCTAAAAAATCTTTTGAATCTAAAGGGAATGATGTATTAGGTGGGTTTGATTTATCAAGATTTGAACCTAAGTAAACAATAGTTTAATTATTTTATTATATATTATGGAAGAACAAGTACAAGTTAAAGCGGTTGAAGACAAAAAAGAAACTTCACCACAAGAAAAAGAAGCCGCTGTTTTAGAAACAGCTGTAAAAGAAGGGGAAGTAAGCCCTAATTATGGTTTGCAACCTGATGGTGTTTATAAAGTAAATTTAGATAAACCACAAAAACCAAAAGAAGATGCCATTCAAAAGCAAAGCACAAATGAGGTATCTGTACGCGACGGATCCGAAACTAGCGAAAAGGTTCAAAAAGAAAACAAAGAAAAGCTTGAAGAGCCTGCCGGAAAAAATAAACAAGAAAAAGAAAATACGAGTAACAAAGAAGAACCGAAGAAAGAAATAGAATCGCCTTTAGAACTTGTTACAAATGAAAAAAATACAACTGACGAAGCACGAGTAGATACAAGCATTAAAGAGCCCGAGCCCGTACAGGAACAAAAAGAAATATTACCGGAAGCTAAAACACAAGAGCTTCCAGAAAATGTAGACAATCTTATAAAGTTTATGAAAGAAACTGGTGGTAGTCTTGAAGATTATGTTAATCTTAATAAGGACTTTTCATCAATGGACAACGTATCTCTTTTAAGAGAATATTATAAGTCTACAAAACCTCATCTTGATTCTGAAGATTTAAGTTTTTTAATGAATAAAAATTTTTCATATGATGAAGAAACAGATGAACCAACAGATATAAAAGCTAAAAAATTAGCTTTTAAAGAAGAACTTTATAATGCCCAAAAGCATTTTGATAATTCTAAGAAACAATATTATGCAGATCTTAAGTTAAGAAAGCAACAAGATATTGATCCTAAGTATATTAAAGCAATGGAGTATTATAATAATAAGCAACAAGAACAAGAAGATTGGTCAAAGCAACAAAAAGTATTTTTAGATCGAACAGAAAAAGTTTTCAATAAAGATTTCAAAGGTTTTGATTTTCAGGTTGGTGAAAACAAATATCGATTTAAAATAGACAATACAGAAAATGTAAAAAAACACCAGTCAGATTTGAAAAACTTCATTAATGAATATGTTGCTGAAGATGGAACTTTAGGTAATGCTAATGATTATCATAAAGCATTATTTGCAGGACGAAATGCTGATAAAATAGCTAATCACTTCTATGAGCAAGGCCGTGCCGACGCTATAAAAGAAGCTGCTAAAAAAGCTAATAATATTGACATGACTCCTCGGACAGATAATTCTGTAGTTACTACATCTTCAGGCGATAAAATTAGAGTTGTTTCAGGTAATTCTTCGGATAAGTTGCGCATTAAATTTAAACAATAATAACAACTTAAAAATTTTAAAATATGGCTTTTACAAGTGGTGTTCCCGCTGCCTTACAACCAACTCAAACTAAGGCACTATATTCAGGGAACTATATCGATTTCACTGATTCAAGTTTTAATCAGTGGGCTCAACAATTTTTACCAGATGTATACGAACAAGAAGTTGAAAGATATGGAAACAGATCTATCGGTTCTTTCTTACGTATGGTATCTGCGGAGATGCCTTCTACTTCAGATCAAATTATTTGGACTGAGCAAGGTAGATTGCACACAAGATATGCAAATATCGTTTATTTAAGTAATGCTGGAACTATGCCTACTAGTGGTACAACTCCAGGAACTGCTTCTGCAGTAACTACAGGTGGTAGTGTTGGAAACTTTTTTGTACCAACAGCTCAACCAACTAGCTTAGGTGTTACTTCACAGGGTACAACAGCTGTCAACTTTAGAAAAGGTCAAACAGTTATGATTCAAGCTCAAACAAGCGCAACATCTGCAATTGGAGGAACTGGTGCTATGATTAAAGGTATTGTTACTAATGTTAGTGGACAATATTTCCAAGTCAAAGCTTATGGTGGTGCTCCTGCTATTACAAATGCACAAAGATTTACTGCACTTGCTTATGGTTCTGAATTTGCAAAAGGGTCTTCTAACTTTACTGAAAAATTAGATCCTAGCTATGCTACATTTAAAAACAGTCCTGTAATTTTAAAAGAGCACTATTCTATTAGTGGTTCTGATACTGCACAGATTGGCTGGATTGAAGTTACTTCTGAAAATGGAGCTAGTGGATATTTATGGTACTTAAAATCTGAACACGAAAATAGATTACGTTGGGAAGATTATATGGAAATGACTATGGTTGAAGGTGTTAAACAATTAAACACTGGTGCAACTTTAGATTTTTATGATTCTTCACTTACAGCAACTGCTAGAGGTACTGAAGGTTTCTTTGAAGCTATTGAAGCAAGAGGAAATGTATATTCAGGCTTTGGTGCACAAGCTGGTGGTGGTGGTGGTGCCTTAACTGATTTTGATGCTGTTTTAACTCAGCTAGACAAGCAAGGTGCTATTGAAGAAAACATGCTTTTCTTAGATAGGAATCTTTCTTTAGAAATTGACGATATTCTTGCACAACAAAATGGTGGATATTCTGGAGGTACATCTTTTGGAGTATTTAACAACAGCGAGGATATGGCATTAACTTTAGGATTTTCTGGATACAGAAGAGGTTCTTATGACTTCTATAAAACTGACTGGAAATACTTAAATGACTTTTCTACAAGAGGAGGTTTTGGTGATGTTGAAGGTGTATTAGTGCCTGCTGGTACTTCTACGGTTTATGACCAAGTTCTTGGTTCAAACATCAAAAGACCATTTTTACACATTAGATATAGAGCTTCTGAGACTGAAAATAGAAAAAACAAGTCTTGGGTTACTGGATCTGTTGGTGGACCATCAAGTTCTCCAATTGACGAAATGAGAATGCACTATTTATCTGAAAGATGTTTAATCGTTCAGGGTGCAAACAATTTTGTATTATTCAAAGACGCTTAATATTTATATAAGTTTTACCCCCGTGTTTTATCGGGGGTAATTCTTATTAATCTTATTATATTATATTATGGAAACAAAGACTAAAGCGCCAAAAATTGAAAAAAATTGGCAAATAAAAGACAGAACATATATTCTAGCAAGCGGAAGATCTCCTCTTAGCTGGACTATACAATCTAAGCACACTCAAAGAAAACCTTTATTATGGTTTGATGAAGAATCAGGCGAGCAAAGAGAATTAAGATATGCAAGTAATCAAAAATCATTATTTGTAGATGAACAAAAAGGTAATGCAACTCTTGCACATATAGTTTTTTTAGACGGTGTTTTAGAAGTGCCTAGACAACAACAATCTTTACAAAAACTTTTATCATTATATCATCCAAAAGCTGGAGAGTTATGGGAAGAAATTGATGAAGAAGTAATTGCAAAAGACGAAGTTGATAATATAGAATTTGAATTAGAAGCATTAAATCTAGTAAGAACATTAGATATAGAACATTTAGAAGCAATAATGAGAACAGAATTAGGATCTACTGTTGCTACATTGTCTTCTAAAGAATTAAAAAGAGATGCTTATAATTTTGCAAAAAGTGATCCTGAACTTTTTATTGAATTATCGAAAGATGAAGATATAAAATTAAGAAACTTAGCAAATAGAGCGGTTGAAGTTGGTATATTACAATTAACCGATGACAACACAGTATTTAAATTTGCTAACGGTAAAAAAGTAATGACAGTTCCTTTTGACCAACATCCATATGCTGCTTTAGCACAGTATTTTAAAACAGATGAAGGTGTTGATTTAATGAAATCTATTACAAAAAAATTATCGTAATACAAATGATATGGGGCAAGAAATTAGCCCTATATCAACTAATTTAAAATTAAAATAATGGCTATAAATATAAATGACGTTTATCAGACCGTTTTAGTTATAACTAATAAAGACAATAGAGGCTATATAACTCCTGAAGAGTTTAATAGATTAGCCGATCAAGCTCAAAATGAAATATTTGAAAGCTATTTTGCTAGAGAGTCTGGATATGAGCTTAATGCAAATTTACAAAGTGATTTTGCAGATCCAGTATTAAATACATCAGAAAAAATAAATGTATTTTATGCTAATATTAGTTTAACTAAATCAGGTAATATATTTCAATTTCCTACAAACTTTTATAGGTTAGGGGTTGTAAATGTAAGCAACACAGTAGATTCTGTAACACAGATAAGCACAGCAGATTATGTTTCTCATGAAGAAGCTCGCTATATAAATTTATCTCCATTAACTTCTCCTGTTTCAACTCAGCCAGTTTTTACTTTAGTAGGAGAAACTGGTATTAGATTATATCCAGATACTATTACTTCAGATGTTGATATTGATTATATAAAAACACCTGAAAAACCAAAATGGGGTTATTTAATGCCAACAGCTTCACAAATAGCAGCGGGCGTTCCAAACGAACCTATATATGATACTACTGTTTTTGATCCAGCTACAGATGACTATAATGCAACTGCTAAATCATATAATTTTAGATTGCATCCTTCTGAAAAACATGCACTGGTAGCAAAAATACTTTCTTATGCAGGTGTTGTTATAAAGCAACCTGATGTATCTGGCTTTGGACAAGGTAAAGATCAACAACTTCAAGCAACTGAACAATAATGGCAATATCAAGAAGACCTTTAGACGTAGATAATTATTCCGCTTTAGACGGAGGTACAGGATTAGCAATACCAGGGTATTATAGTAGGGTTAATCTTAATGATGTAATAAATAATTTTATTATTGCTTATATAGGCGATGGTAAAATATTATCAAAAGTGCCTAGATATGAAGTAGCTTTTTGGGCCCAAAGATCTGTACAAGAATTTAGTTATGATATTTTACATGCTGAAAAAACTATTGAAGTAGAACTTAATAGCACGTTGCAAATGTCATTACCCTCTGATTATGTAAATTATGTAAATATATCTTTTTTAGATAGTCTTGGAAATTTAAAAACAATACAGCCAAGTAGGGCTACTAAAGCCACAAGAGCTGTAACACAAGATGAAGATTATAAATATTTATATGATAATGATGGGCGTGTAGTTTTTAAAGAAACATCTGATACATTAGAACGTTTTCAAAGCACTAATAAAGTATTAACTGCAGAAGAAGCTGCTGACTATTATAATGGATATTATAATAATGATGATTATAGCTATTTTGGAAGAAGATATGGTAGCGAACCACAAAATCAAAATTTTAATGGTAGTTATGTACTTGATTTAGAAACAGGTAAAATATTTTTTGATTCTTCATTTAAACAAGGAAGTATAATAATACTAAGATATATATCAGACGGTATTGGAGATAATAATGACTTTGATAACGTACTTATACCTAAATTAGCTGAAGATGCAATTTATGCAAATATATTATATAATTTAGCTAAACTTAGAAGTGCAAGCGCAGGAGCATCAGGTTTATACAAAAAAGAAGCAAGTGCTAAAATGCGTAATGCAAAAATACGTCTTTCTAATATGAAAATTGAAGAAATGGCGCAAGTATTAAGAGGTAAATCTAAGTGGATTAAACATTAAAATATGCCAGAAATTAAAAGGCTATTCAATGCAAGCCGAATGAATCGAGACGTGGACGATAGACTTGTCCAAGCTGGAGAATATCGCGAAGCTTTAAATATAAACGTAAGTAAATCAGAAGGCTCTGATATGGGCGCTGTTGAAAATCTTTTAGGTAATAAAGAAATAGTATCTACATCTATAAGTGGAGCTAAAGTTATTGGCAGTTTAAGAGATAACGGTAACGAAAAAATTTATTATTTTATTACTAATAATAATAGTTATGATCATTCAAATAGTAGCTCAAAGCAACACCAAATAATTGAATACAACCAAAAAGCAAATAAATCAATAGTTTTAGTAAATGAAAATACATTAAATTTTCATACAGAATTTCCTATTACAGGCGTTAATCTTGTTGATACATTATTATTTTTTACAGATGATAGAAATCCTCCAAGAAAAATAAATGTAGATACTGCAAGAAATGAAGAAGGCCATTATAATATTAGTGCAGGAGTTGATAACCTTATGTCTGTAGCTAAATTTGCTCCATATGAAGCTGCTGAAATATTAGCATTATCAAATACAGATGAAACTGGTGCGGTAATTACATCTAATTTTTTAGAAAATAAACTTGTAAGATTTTCATATCGTTACCAATTTGAAGACGGTGAGTACAGCGTATTAGCACCATTTACACCTATTTGTTTTTCAAGATTAGGGAATACCGATACAATTAATACAAGTTCAATATCTGATTTTGGAGAAATTGAAACATTTGTAAATGCAGTTAAATCTGTGCAGTTAGCAGTATCAACACCAACAGGTTATGGTATCACTGGTGTAGAATTAATATATAAGGAAACAGGTTCATCAACTCTATATGTTGTTGAAGAAAAAACAATTACTACGGAGGCATCTGTAAACTTTTTTTATAAATCACAAGATCCTTTTAAAACATTACCTGGTGACCAATTAACAAGGGTTTCTGATGCAGTGCCTAAAAAAGCTAAATCACAAGAGTTAGCCGGAGGAAGACTTGTATATGGTAATTTTTTACAAAACTTTGATATACCAGATATATCATTTAGTGTTACAAGAACAGGAGAAACTTCTGCTAGATATGCTACATTAGATACATCTATGTCTGTTAAGTCTAGAAGAACATATCAAGTTGGTATTGTATTAGCTGATAAATTTGGAAGACAATCACCCGTAATATTATCATCAACAGGTAATGATACAGTATTTGTAGATGCTGCAGCTGGTGAATCTAATAGTACTAGTGTATTTAACGCTTTAAGAATATCTTTTTCTGCAGCGGCTGTAGCTTCTTTAAAAGCACTTGATTGGGCTTATTCGTATAAAATAGTTGTAAAACAAAGAGAACAAGAATATTATAATTGGATTTCTGCTCTTACTGGAGGTAATGTAATTGCAAGGCTTGGAGATAGCATAAACAAAATACCAAGAGATCAAACAGCTGTAATACCTCCTAGTACAAGTGCTTCAATATCTCCTTGTAATGTTTCTGTTTATCCTAAAGTATTAAATGGGGTTAATCAAACAACTTCTAGTTTAACAAAAATACAATCAATTAACAACCCTGCAGGTACAGCTAATGTACCTACTGTTACAGACTCAGGATCTGCTATAACATCTGGTGTTTCAGTATATGAAACAGAACCAGTAGAATCAGATTTGGATATTTTCTTTGAAACATCTACAGGTGGTTTAATATCAGTTTTAAATAATGCAGGGGCAACTATTGATATTAGATTTTTTAATTGTTATTTATTAAACTTTACATCGGGTACACATATAGAAATTAATAGGTTAAGAGCTGGTTTTAATGAAAAAGCTTTTGATGTAGGTGTTAGAGCTTATGTTGTAAAAGAAAATTTTGCCGAAGAAAGAAGGTTTAATACTCTCATACATTCAAGTGGTTTATTTAATTCAAGAACTAATGTTAATTATATAAACCAATTTAATGAGGCAGAAGGTGGATTAACTATATCATTAGATCCTCAAGATGGCTCTGTTCAAAAACTTTATGCTGATGATACTCAAATAGTTGTTTTCCAAGAAGATAAATTGTCTAGATCACCTATAAATAAAGATTTTATATATTCTGCTGAAGGTGGTGCGGTCCCTGTAACTAGTAATACACAATTTTTAGGAACTATAGCACCTTATGCTGGAGATTTTGGAATATCAAAAAATCCTGAATCTTTTGCGGCATATGGATATGCAAGATATTTTACTGATAAAAATAGAGGTTCAGTATTAAGATTATCACAAAATGGAATTGTAGATATATCAAACTCCGGGATGAGTGATTTTTTCAGAGATGCATTATCTCACGCTACACAAGTTATAGGTTCTTATGATGAATATCATGGGTTATATAATTTAACTATTATAGGAGATTGCTACGACAGTGAAACAGATACTAACATAGCTACTGCGTCAGATGGATATTTTACTGTTTCATTTGACGAAAATGCTAAAGGTTGGACAAGTTTTAAATCTTTTAAACAAGAAAGTGGCTTAACATTAAATAATAAATATTATACATTTAATTCAGGTAAATTATATGAGCATAACTCAGAAGATGTAAATAGAAATAGTTTTTATGGTGCTGCTTCTGCTGATTCTTATATAGAGCCTATATTAAATGATGGGCCTTCACTTGTTAAAACATTTAATAATATAAGTTATGAAGGAACATCTGGTTGGGAATTAGATTTTTTAAGAACTGATTTATCAGATATTGGTGTAGTACCTACTAATGCAAATTGTTTTGATATTTCATTACAAATTTTAAGAGCTAATACAACTGTAGGCGCAAATACTTTAATAACAGGAGAAAGAGTAGCGAGAGCTAAACAAGGAGAAACAATTACATGGGCCGTATTTGTAGAACCAAAAAATGCTGATTTTAAATTTAATGTAGCGTCAGATGTTACTTTAACATATTCAGGTTCTCAAACTGTTAACATAACAAACCCAACTGCTATTGTTGATGGTAAGCTGGTATTTAATATAAGCTATACTGTTGGCACATCAAATCAAACTATTGAATTAGCTGTTGGTGGTACAGGTGCTTCATTAGCATTTACTGTAGCACTTCTTAGTATAAGTGTAGGTGATTCTGTTTCAGATGCAGCGGTAACCCCAACTCTTGTTGAATTAGCAGCGGGTGCAACATCACAAGATATAATAGTTGCTCCTGTAAATACACATTTTATAAATCCTTATAATATTGCTGTAGGAACAAGTTCATTAAATTCTTTAAATACAGGAGCTATAACAGGAACAGAAACAATACCTGTTAAAGTTGTTGCTTATAGTGCTGGCAATAAATATACATTAGACGGTATAAGGCAAGATAATATTGCACTTACTATAGGTAAAACTTATATATTTGATCAAAGTGATAGTAGTAATAGTGGGCATCCTTTGAGATTTAGTACTACACCAAATGGTACTCATGGAGGCGGAACCGAATATACAACAGGTGTTACAACAACAAGTAATCAAACACAAATAGTTGTTACTAGCACAACACCTAGTCTATTGTATTATTATTGTAGTAGTCATAGTGGTATGGGCGGTAATATTATTACAACACCTTTACCTTATACAAGGCAAACAAACCAAATAACTTATAATGTACCGGTTACAATGCCTTCTGCTGCTACTAATGAAAACATGACATTTTCAGGAAGTGGTACTACATTATATACTTTAACTTGGGCAACTCCTTCTGTAGGTACATTAACAGTACCCTCAGGAAACTCAGTTGGTAATGCTTATACAATAAGTCCATATGTTTCTGAAAATCAACGTACTGCAACACTTAGAAAAGATGTTACAGGCACAACAAAAGTAATGTTACCTAGTTCTTATGCTGTTGCTTATAATACAGAAGACACTGCTATAACAGAAATAACAACTTTTACAAGCGCATACACACAAGATTATTATCAAGCATCAATTGTATTACCTAAAATATATGAAAATACGACTGCTACTGCTACTATAACAGGTTCAGGTGAAGTAACAGCGGCTATGGGTACTATTACGGGAACACATACATTTGCAGCAACTGGTAATAATAATTTAGTTATAGGAGATGTAGCCGGTGAAAAAGCTAATATTGCTGTAAGAGTAGAGCCTGATAAAGATTGGATATATTTAGCAGCAGCTACAACACAAGGAACAGCAATTAATCCTACATCTAGCGGAGTATTATTAATTGATCCAGATGATATTACCATATATGGTGGTAATTATCCTTTTACAATTAATGTAGCTGATAATACAACTGGAAGCTCTAGAACAGGTACGGTTGTTATATCAAAACAAAATTCAAGAGTTACAGGTGTAAGTTCACATACAATAAATATAACACAAAGTGCATAATGAGTACAATAATAACATTTCCATTTCAAGAAAAAGAAGGCAAATATTTTGCACCAATAGTATCACAACAAAATACATATAAAGTAACTGGTGGTGCTGTTGTTGCCGATGCTAACAAACTTGTTTCTGGTGTTAAAGGCGTTTTTATGAAAGTAAGAATTAAACTTACTGGAGTAAATGCACAAACAAAAAAAGAACTGTTTGCTGTTAATTCAGAAGCAGTTAATTCATCAAATTAAATTATATGAAATTACAAGTACGAAAATTACAAGAATCCGATTGGGATTTTTTGCCCTCATGGTGGGAAGCTTATAAACAAGAAGCTATACCACGTGATTTTCTTCCAGGCGCTTTTCAAATAGGCGATGAAGAAAAAAAAAGAGAAGGTTTAGGTGGCTTTATGGTATGCAAAGGGGATGACCCTATTGCAGCTATGTGGCTATGGATGACAAATAGTAAGACTGCAATTCCAGCTGTAGTGATTAGCGATAAAACGTATAAAGACACAGACAGAAGTGATGCATTGCAACTCTTAGTAAACTTTACAACAGATTTTGCTGAAGAATTAGGATATAAATATTCTTTTGCATGGGCAAAACCTGGTGTATTATTAGATAAATATAAAAAGGCTGAGTATTATGTAGATGAAACTCCGTCTTATGAATTAATAATAAAATACTAATGGGAAGTATAGTAAAAGGGGTTGCCTCTCTTTTTGGAGGAAGAGCAAGAAGACGCGAACAAAAACAAGCTAATCAGGCTCTTGATAAAACACAAGGTGCTTTTGATTCTTTTAGATATGATAATATTTATGAAGGAATGCAAGCACCAGAATTTCAAGATCAATTACAAGGTGTTGATACAACTGCTGCTTTAGCCGCTTTAACAGCTGGACAAAATAGATTAGCAGGCTTACAACAAGATCCTGCAAAATTAGCAACGCAACGAGATGCTATAACAACAGCTGGCAGTATGCAAAAAGCACAACAAAGAGGTTATACCGCAGGGCAAACAAATGTAGGCGGTCTTCAACGAGGTGCAGACGCTGGTTTAACTAATACTATGCGAAATCTTCAGGTCTCAACTGCTGGTGCTGAAATGGCTGCACAAGAAGCGGACCAAGCTTTAGCTGCATCACAAGATCTTGCTGCACAAGCAGGTACAGGTGCTGGTGGTGCTACTGCTTTAGCTGCGCAAGCCGCAAAATCTAAAGCAAAAATTGCTTCTGATATTGATCAACAAGTAAAAAGAAATGAATTATTAAGAGCGCAAGGAGAATCTGAATTACAAAGATCTCAACTAGGCCAAGAAAATTTAGCTTCAAAATTTGATTTAGGCCAACAGCAATTTAATGTAGGGCAAGCCAATCAAGCAGAAAGATTTAGTGCAGATGCTTTTAATAGAGCTGAACAATTTAATGCTGGTCAATTTAACAGAATGTCTATGTTTGACGCACAGGCACAAAATCAATTTAGTAGGGATGCTTTTGGGGCTGGAAATAGACTAGAGCAATTTAATGCTCAACAAGATACAAGAATGGCTGAACTTGGCGCTAGATTTGATTTACAAAGTGCAAATGTACAAACCGATGCTGCAAGATTTGCGGCTACAACAAATAATCAATATCAAGTTGATTTAAACAACAGAAAATTTGCTATAGACCAGGCTACAAGAAACTTTGAATTTAAAAATCAACAAAGAGAATTAGATGTTTTAGAAGCAAAAAATGATAGAGCATTAGCTAGAAAACAAGCCGCTGATGCCGCAAGAGCACAGGCAAAATCTGATCTTATTGGTGGCATTGCGGGTGTAGCAAGTGCGGCTGTTGGTGGATTTGCCGGCGGCGGAGGTTTTGATTTAGGCGGAGCACTTCAAGCTTCTAATTAATAATTTAACTAATTTAGTATGGATACGTATAGCAAATATAAAGACGCTTTTCAATATGCCGGCGGTGGTATGAAAAGCCAACAAATGGTTGGTGCTGCAATTGACTCTGCTTTTGAAGAGCAAAGAAAAATGCAAGAAGAGGCTAGAAAGCGTAATGAGTCTAAGCTTAGACAAGGGTTATATCAAGTTAAAATTAGTCAAGCCTTGCAAGATGACATGGACGACTTAAACCTAACTGGAATAACTGGCGCACAAGGAGTTGATAGCGTAATGAATCAAGCTGGAAGAAGTATGGCTGATTATGGTGCTTTTTTAACTTCTGAATTAAAAAGGACTGGAAATTATGATACTTATGCTAATGAGATGTCTAAATTAAGGAGCCAAGTTAAGCATCTAGGTAATATACAAAATGGAGTAAAATTATTTTCTACAAACGCTAATAAGCTTTTAGCAGATGGAGAATTATCTAGTTTTACTAGTGATGATGCATTGATGATGGCTGCTGATTTTGAAAGAGGAGCACCAAATGGAAAATTTGAAACAGTAAATGGACAACTTGAATGGGTTTCAAAAACGCCTCCATCTGAGCAACATCCAGAAGGTAAAGAATACAGAATTGCTGCATCTGAATTTTCTAGACTTAATGACAAGCTATTAAAAAAAGAAGATGTTGATACAATTATAAGTGGAGCAATGGGAGTGCAAAAAGGCAATAGTGGTAATATTTTAAGCTTTGATCAAGCGGCAACAGGTGAAGATGGAAGACCTGGCTTGTCAGCAAAAGATATAGCTTTAGATAGTTTAGATACTGTATTAGCCGCTAACGGTGCGGAAGATGAAAAAATTTTAAGGCAAAAAAGAGCTTTAATGATGGATCATTTTGGTGCAACAAAAGAAGATACTTTAAAAATGGCTCAAACTATGCTAGATCCTAATACTTTATCTAATGAAGAAAAAGCAGATGGTGTTAGGACTGAATTAGATAGGCAAGTTCGAAATAATTGGACAGATAGAGCTCAAGGCTTGTATGGTATAAATTCTGATGCGGTGCAAAGATATGATCAAGCAAAAGGAAGATATTATTTAGAAACACAAGATCAATACGCTAACATTGCTGATGTAAAAGATATACAAAGAAATCTTGGCAATATGACTTATAAAAACCAAGATGGTGCTGATGTTTTATCAGGAAGTTATCAAGGAAGAGCTATAGAAAAACAAGGTAAAGACGGAACAGTCATTGGCAATATTATGCCTTTAGATCAGTATAAAAAAGAATATAGAAATGAATATTCTAGAGAATTACAAAATAGCTTAATGAAAAAAGGGTTTCATAATCCTATACCTGTAATGGGTAAAGTATCACAAGCAACACTTGATCAAATTGCTGCAGAAAAAGATGAAACTAAAAAACAAAAATTAATTCAAGAAGCTATAGCTATTCAAAGCCAGCCAATAGGGTTTAGAGTTACTAATCATAAACTAACAGCTAGACAAAGACCACAAGAAGATGTTGTTGTATATTTAGATGATGATTTAAATACACAATGGGAAAAAATTGGTATGGCTAATGGATTAAATCCTATGGAATGGTTGCCCAGAACTAAACCGAATACAAACGATCTTATTGAATCACGACAAGGGCCTGGAGTAGGTCTTACTGAAGAAGAATATTTTAAAGATGAAGAAATGAAAAAAGGTTTAGAAAGATATAAGCAAAAATACCCAAATTTATTTAAAGAATAGTTATGCTAACACCAGAACAAGAATTAGAGTTAATAAACTTTATAAAAGCTCTTGAACAAGAAGGAGTAGAACAAGAAGAACTTGAAAGACGAGCTTTAATTAAAAAACAAGAATTAATTGATGCTAATCAGGATTTTCAAAACCCTGCTGTGGAGACGGCTGCACCTGCAGCGGGGGAACTAAGTTTACAAGATTTGGTTTCGCAGCCGGCAAATGGTTCTTCGGAATCACCAAGAACTAGTGTAAGATCTCAAACTAGGCAGTCAGACATTAAAAGAGTACCAAAGAAAGAAAAAAGAACATTTTATGATACTTTTTTTGGAGACATTGAAGTGGATAAAAACACTATGGCTGAAAGAGTTATTAATACTTTTGCTAATACATTACCTAAAGCTGTTACTGATCTTAAATATCAAGGTGGTGCTGCAAAACAAAAAGAACTACAAGAAGAAAAACAAAGGCTTTTAAACGATGGCTTACCAAATGATATTTTAGTATCTTTTGGTGGTACTATGTCTCCAAGAACGGGTGTAAGAATAGGCGAAAAAACAACTACTAAAGGACAAAGATTACAAGATATTGAAAAAGAACTAATTTCAAATCAAAATAATCTTTTAGAAACTCTTATTAAAAGTAAAGAATATCAAGATAAAATTGCTGAGGTAGGAGCAATTGAAGTATTTAATGATGATAATTCAATTAAGTCTTTTAGTCAATTAATGGAAGAAAATGCTATTCCTAAAATATTAGGTGATCAAATTCCTCAAATGCTTGTTTCAATATTTACAGGTAGTGGATCTACATTTGTACAAGAATCTGGCCAAGCAGCTATAGATATAGCTTCTCGTAAAGCTGCTAGAAAATTAGGTATTTCTATGGATGAATTTTATGAATTGCCTAATGAGGTTCAAGCCCAAGCTATGGTAGATATTGTTAACTTAGGGGAGGCGGATATAGATAAAGCAATGTCAATAGGAGGTAAGTCCGCTGGACTTGAATTAATTTCAAATTTTGTTACATTAGGAGGTGCAAAATTAATACCTAAAAGCTTTGTTAGAAATGCGGTAAGGGGTGATGTTTTAAAAACTTTAAAAAGCGTAGCAGTAGGCACTGGTAAAACAATAGCTTTGCCTGGTGCTGTAGAAACAGTAACAGAAACTGGACAATCTTTTGTTGGATTAACTGGGGTTGAAGAAGCTGTAAACCCTGGTACTTTTGAAAAAGTAAAAGACTATACAGATTTTATTTATAATAATAGAAAAGAATTTTATGAAGTAGCTGCACAATCTTTTATTGTTCCAGGGCCTATATCATTTGGTGGTAAAGTGTTTAAAACAGGTAAAAGAGAAATAATGGAACAAATTGCTTCAATGGATCCTGAATCAGCACAAACAATTTCAAATGGATTAGCTCAAGAATTTGAAAAACAATATGAACAAGAAAAAAATAGTATATACGAAAGATTTGGGCAAGGCGAAATTGATGAGCAAACAAGAGATTCACTTTTAGAAGAATTAAATAAAAAAGATGAATCTTTTTATAAAGAACTTGATGTAGTTAAAGCTTATATTAACTCTAATAAATTAAGAAATTTAAGTGGTGATAGAAAAAAAATAGTATTTGAAGAACTTCAAAATTTATCTGAAGAAGAAAAAAATCTTGAAGAAATAGAAAATAAAATACAAGAAAACGGCGGTGAAGAAAATGTTAGTTTTGATCTTTTAAATGAATTA